GCCAAAAATAGTGCTAAAATGGCACCCGCAGAAGATCCAGAAATTTCTTTAACATCCACGAGTTGACTCTCCCTAGACTTTAGAGTGCCTATGAGAGAGTATATACCCATGGAAGCTGGTCCCAAGACCAGATACTTCATCTTCCTACTTAGTAGAATTGAGGAAATTGACGACGTAAAAGCGCAAAGATCACGGCGAACACGATCGAGTGCACGAGAGCCGCATTCAGGCTGGTCTGACCGGAGCGAACGACACCACCCGAGCCGGGGGGGAGGGTGAGGAGAAGACCGGGGCTGAGTGCAAGGAAGAGCGCAGTGCTGACGATGAGGTCGTTGCGAGTGAGGACGAGACCCATCGCGCGGGCGACGAGAGAGTACACGAGGAAGAAGACCAGAGCATGGAAGAACACGGCCATCTGACTGGTTTTGCGGTTTCCGAAAGAAACCTTGGAGCCGTCGGTGGTCAGAACAACACCGGGGCTCAGGGCCAGAAAAAGAGCGGCAGGGATGGCGATCTTTTGAGACGTAAGGTTTGGGAGCATTTAATATATACACATATAATTTTTGGCAAAGTCCGTAAAGTGGTAAAAGGTTACACCTCGCATCATCTCCTCGTGAAGATGGTTATCATTAATATTTCTCCTGAGGTTTCGCCATATGTGAGAGAGTCTCTCCTCAAACCATTGCGTCTGTTCCTGATATTCCCATGTGACTCGATCATGTTCTGAATCATGCTCCTTGAAACAAAATTCCACAAAGTCACCAAAGTTTCCGGAATGATTGATATGGGCATCATCCATCAGTGTCCTGATAGAGTTCCACATGTGCCAGAGTTCATCTGAGTATTTGACTTCCCAGTCTTCAATATTCAGAGGAGTGTCATCGAAAAATTCATCGTCATCACTGGCATCATGATCAAATCCAGTGGACGCTTCATATACATATTGGCTCCAAACCATTGTGGCTTAGTTACTTATCTTCTTTAGGGGGTTTATCTTTTAAACCGGTTAACGAGATTGAGGTAGACTCCTTTGTTTTAAGTCCATCCTTAATTGCATTTAGAGCACCTTCAACCTTAGTTTCATCTCCTCCAAAAAAGGTCATGAGACCCTCCTTAATAGCATCCTTATTCATACTCGACTTACGGACGCTTTTACGAATACTAATCTTACCCTTCCTGAGATTGATAGTGTCTATACCCTGAGAAACCATATGCTTTTTTACAGTCTCCTTTAGGCGCTTCTCCTCTGTGTTGAGGATCTTAATATCAGATTTAGCCTCAGCTAATTGCTTTGTGAGCTCTACCAGTTTAGATACATTCTCGGAGAGATCAGGTGCGACGGAAGTCATTTATATTTATAAACGTTAAATCTTTAAGCGCAGAGACCGCGCTGCATGAGATCAGGAACGATAGTGGAGTTGTTCCACACGTAGGGGTCCTTGGGATTGGGTGGGTCAGACCTAATCTGCTGGTTAGCGTTTCGGAGAGCACCACCGACAGTCTCGGGGAAGCCGACCTGCTGACGAGGCTCGAGGAAGTTCTGTCCCTTGAGGATGTCCTCTGGGGCAAACTGTCCAAAATCCTCATCGGAGGCCACCTCCCGGGGGAGGAGGGAGGACGCAAGACCGGTGCCCTTGTTCATACCACCGCAGATGGTGTCTGGGGCAGCGGCGGAGGGACCAGCGGCAGGGCCAGCAGTGGGAGCCGCACCGAACGCCGAATACTCACGCTCGACGATGGCGTAACCGGACTTGGAGTTCATGTTGAAAAGGAGAAAAATGAGAACAGCGACGGCCACGAGCATAAGAATATTTTGCCTACGAGCCTTGTTGAACATCGACATCTTTTATATACTACTAACAAATTTTTTTATTCTTCATCCTCGTCGACAAATGCGTAACCGTCTGGGTATACATCGAGGATTGGGTCCTCGAGAACCTTGACCTGGACAATATTCCATGCGGAACCGAAAGCCTTCTTAGCAAACCAAAGTCCGGCAAACTCGAGGATGACATTGCAGTTTTTACCCGACTGGACACCCTCAAAGTCGATGCTCTCCTGCTGTGCGTTAAATACCTTGGTCACTTCGAGGCGATCAGCGGTGAGCTGACCGTTCACCACACTGGGGGTATAGGCACCCTTGATCACGTTTTCGGACAACTTTTTACCGAACCACGACTCGCAGTTCTCAAGGGCTGCCTCGAGATTGTGGGTATCGATACCCTCAATCTTCTGGGCATTGGTTTCAGACGCAAGATCGAGGACAATCTCGCCTGAAACATCAGTAATCTTCGCCTTGTTGAGCTGAACAAAGCACTTGCGCTTCTCATCGTTGAGAGCCTTCACGAAATAGAGACCGTCATCACCTTTGGCTGGAGCGTTGTAGATCATTTATGTATGTAATGTGTCTCATTTCTTTAACCCAACAAATGGTATAGCTGCGGACTTATTGAGAACATTTGTAGGAACCCATGTATTTCTCCTGGGTTTGTAACCGTAAAGAGTGTTAGATATGTCAAAATTCTTGGGTAAATTTTTTGCATTCTTGGGTCTGAGATTAAACTCATTCTTCACGTAGGAATTATTCTTGACATTCTTCCACTTGAGAGACTTGAGATTGAAACGTTTGTTGCCACTTGACTTTTCGTAACCGTTAATCTTAACGTTCTTAGTGACAGTCTTTAGACCGTGAACAAGCTGCTTTGAAAGACGCTCATCAGAGGGTTTCGTGGTGAAATTCTTATATTTGTAAGGATCTACACGCTTCGCCTGGTTCATGGAGACCTTGGCATCTTTCTTAGTAGCCGGGGGGGCCTTTCTCACTATTTTGGAACGCACCCTCTTAAACACATCTTCCATAGTATCCGTGAGTTTCACTCGTTTGTCAAATATTCTACCAAGTCTCACGAGACGCTGACGATCCTTCTCCTTCTTCTCGGGGCGGAGACGAAGTTTCTGCATGAGATAGATATCTTCTATCAAAAATTCCTTACTGGCTATGTATACCTTATTGTTGGTTACAAGTTTACCGGTATTAATGTTACGATAGGTAATACCTTTACGCCTGGAAAGAACAACTTCATAGCCAAACTCTTTTGGGCGCATGAAGGGAATATCGAGGATGCCTCCTAAGGTGAAATCTTCAACTTTACGAGTCTCAGGTGAGAAATAGCGAATATTCAAATCGAGTGCGAAAAGTTCTACATCTATGAACACATCTCCTTTACTGGGTTGATTGTTGGTTCCCAGCTTTTTCTTCTTAATCAGAGTGTAACGACGTGTCACAACTGGCCCAGATTGTTTGAAGTTGATACCCAGAAATTTAAAAAGTTTGGAATGCTTCTTTTTCATAGAGAGGATCCTCTTCTTGATGCGTGGACCAAGACGCTTTGCAATCTCACCCAATTTATTCCACAACAGGAGTTTGGTAGCTTGAAGTTTACCAAAATATTGTGGATTTACAGGCATACGAGGCACAAACTTGGCGTCTATATCACTTGTAACAATTCTTTCCTCGAATGGAACATAGAGGTTGAAAGCTTCACCTCCACTCACGATGACATCACCCATGTTCTTCATGTATTCCGAAACTTCACCGATAGTCTCGATGATTATGTCTCGTATGGAATCAGTCACTAAAACGTACATGACCTTTTCAAAATCCTTTGAACGAGGAACACGGTTTCTGAACTTACCCAAATCCCTCTGTAAATTCCTATCGTAATACTTCTTCAATTTTTCATCCTTGAAGAGTACATTTTCATTCAGGAATTTTTCAATGGTAGTCTTCGGATAAATTTGATCGTCCATTATTATATCATGATATAATAATATGGTCTGTAACATCATTGATGAATGTAGGTGCTACTCCTACAAAGGTGAACGGAATCAGTTCTGTGGCGTCCGTAAGGGACCCGATGTATTACCATGCCCAGCTGACTGCTGCTTTGGTGGATGCCCTGACGATGGTAGTAGATCACCATTTAGATACATAGATCGCCCAGCCGAACCAATCATAGTCGAACGCACCGACCCCATAGAAGTTTACGCTTTAATAGTAATATTAATCGTTGTTCTCTTAGGTCTTCTCTACATAGACTTAAAGGTTAGGGGAGTAAGAAAGATATAATGTCTCTTGAAACTATTCAGACCGAACTTTCCGCCCTCCGTAACGATGTGAAGAACCTGTCCAAGCTTATCCGTAAGCTTAAGAATGCGCAAGATGACCCTGATGGTGAGAAGGCGAAGAAGCGCGCTGAGAACAACGGCTTCAACCGAAAGCAGGATGTGACACCTAAGTTGAGGGCTTTTCTTGGCCTTCCCGACGGCGATCTCATCTCTCGCTCCGAGGTTACCAAGTTTATTAACAAGTATATCACCGAGCAGGGTCTCAAGCATCCTGAGAACGGTCGTCAAATTGTCCTCGACGATACCCTCCGTGATCTCCTCGCTCCCCCTGCTGACGTTCAGGTTACATACCTTAACCTCCAGAAGTATCTCTCTCCTCACTACATCAAGAAGGTGGCTTAAAAAATAAAAACGTAACATAATAAAAAAACATGGTTGTCTTCGTTGATAAGACACGCATTGAACAACTTGTTG